TCAGGCAGGCAGGGGAACCAGCAGCGGTGCGGACAGTGAACTGCGACCAATCTGCCGGACTTCGAACATGCCCGATGGCGCCTCGGCAGTGATCCCGGCAAAGGTCGCGGCATCAAGCCGTAATTGCGGGGCCGAACTCGTCCAGAAAGCGACAGTCTGACCGGACGCACCGAACCGCACCTCCCATGATTCCTGCGGTTCGTTCAACGGCACGTCAACAAGGTCGAGCCATGCCCAGCTGCCACGCGCCCGTCTGGTCCATGTCAGCTCAAGGCCACCATCCGGCTTGATCGTCGCCTTGCCGTGAACGGGTGACAGCGGCCGCAAGGAAAGCCCCGCATTGATGACCCGACTGGTCACGGCGTCGGCATCGCCCAGACCGATCGCCGCCAGCATGGCCGGAGCACTTCCACCAATCAGGGCTGGATCAAGCACCGTGAGGCGATCATCGATAAGAACGAACGGTTCGCCGGCCAGATGGCTCGACGTTGCATCTTCAGTGCCCCCGCGCCCCCGCAGGAAGCCACGCAGCTTCCATGTCCTGCCGCCAACCCTTTCCGCCGTGGCAAACTGGACAAGCTCGTTTCCGATGAGCGCCAGATTGGCACCCTGCATCAGCTGCGCCCATGTGGCATTGTCGAGCATCAGATCGGGTCCGGCCAGTTCCACCAGCAAGCTGTTGCGCCTGTCGAAGATCAGCGGAGATGCGGCTGGCAGGCTTTCTGGAATCCTGCCCATGACCGCGCGGCTGCGCCCGGTCGAACCAAGCGGCAGCAGTGCCTCGTCGGGCTGGCGTGCATATAGCGCTGCACCGCGCCATCCGGCTGTCGATGCCGTGGCCGCTGCCCGAACGATCGTCTGATTGGCATCGCCATGTCCATTCCAGGGAAGTTCCAGCGCAACCGCCTGCGTAGGTGGGACCGGCACGTCCAGCGGCACATTGGCCCGGCCGGGATCGCCGGGCTGCCCCATTGGCAGGTCGACCGGCACCGAAACCAGATCCAGCAGCACGCCATCGGCCAGCCATTCCCACTCTTCCACGCGCCAGATCCCGCCGGCAACCGTCGTGCGCACCAAAGCACCAGCCGCAAACCGCTGGTCGATTTCGGAAATCCGGTAGCGCAAGGTGTCGCGCGCCCGCGTTCTGCGCAGAGCCGCACGATTGGCAACGCCTGCCGCCTCGTCGGCCGTCATCACCACTGGCATTTCAATCACCGCCACGTCGCCGCGCACGTGGCGACCAACGCTGCGCTGCAATCCCGGTTGATAGTCGCGCGCAGTGTCATAATAGCGAACCGCACACTGGGCCGTCGCGGGCATGGCCTCGCGCTTGCGGGTCCATCCCGAAGTCAGAGCATCTTCAGCCCTGTCGCCGCCGGCGCAGGCTTCGGGCAGGACCGGCAGCGGCTGTTCGTGCGGCACTTCGGCCCGTTGCAGAACGATCCGCGCATCCCGGACGATGCAGGACATCGGCACAATTTCGCCCAGAACCCCGATTGCTTCGCTGGCGCCGCCGCGCTCCAGCGAAAAGCCGGTGATAGGAGTGCCCTCAAGGTCAGCGCTTTCAACGATCGGGTCGATGGCACGGCACACATCGGCTGCCGTCACGCCAGAGGCATCGGCGATAATCTCGAATGTCAGGGATGGCAGCCTGTTGCCGAACTCGGCGAGGTCCAAATCTTCGAACACGGCATAGGCCGTGTGCCGATAGGCCGGGTTCAGCGCGGGCCCTTCGGCCTGCACCAGAAGTGGATCGGGCGCCTGATCGCCATGACCCGTGTGGATTCGCAGCTTGCCTGCAACCTTCAGATCGCCTTCGCCCCCTCGCAGCAGATTGCCATCGGCCCAGATGCGCCCGATCCCCGCAATGGGTCGGCTGGCAACGGCCACCGCGAAGGAGGCCGAGTAGCTGTAGCTTGTCACCGAAGGCCGTCCCTTGCCGCCGCCCGAACGCTCCGCGCGCTCGATCAGTTCGGTGGCCCAGATCACACTGCCGGAGGCGCGCACCGTGCCGAAATGGAGCGGCAGCGGCGAACCATAGCTGGAAGTCTGCACCGAAAGCTCCTTGAGCCTTGGTCCTTCCACCTTGCGCCGTCCGATCAGCGCTGCATCGAACTGCTGTCCGATCAGCGCCCCCAAGGCTCCGCCCAGCGGTCCACCAAATACTGTGCCAACGGCTGACAGGATCAGTGTTGCCATGAAAACTCCCTCAATCCGTCACGTCAGACGCCATTGCACAATCACCGGCCACTCCAGCGGCGGCGGCATGAAGGCCACACGGCCAAGCGAGGCATGGGCATGAACAAAGCCGTCCGGCACCGCGACGAGCAGATGTGGCTGTATCGGGTTGGCCATGCACAAGAGCACATCGCCCTCCGCATCGATCCGCTCCAGCCCGCTCTGGTCGGCACAGGTCAGAAACCGCGCAACCGATGAAGCCCGCAAGGCGTAGCCTTCAGGCGTGCAAACAGTGCGTCCCGTTCTGCGCAGGGCTTCCGCCACCACCCCAACGCAATCAAGGCCAGATGCCGGGTCGCGCCCATGCAGCCGGAAGGGCACGCCAACCAGTTCGAGGGCTGCCTCCGCAAGGGCCGCATTCATGCCGATGGAGCCGGGTAGCGGGTGAGCAGATCGTTGCCCGGCAGAAACGGTTCGCCCTGAAAGTTCACCGCATTGCCAAACCTTGCGGAACATGTGGCAAGGGTCTGGTCGCACCCCTCGCGAACCAGCAGCCGGTCCCCCGGCCCGCAATCCTCGCCGAGCGGACGGTCCAGCACCAGCCAGCCGTCACTCACCGCCTGCACGCGCAGGGTAATGCCGGCATCGCTGCCATCGATCATGCGAATCCAGCCAAAGGCAAGATCCTGTGCCGCAGGCCCATCAACCTGCACCCACTGGCGATCCGCACTCACGGCAGACAGCATGACCTCGTGCATGAACCTTGCGGCCGAAAGCGTGCATCCCTTTCCGCAGAACTCTGCCCGGCAGGTCGGCGACGTTCTCGGAACGAGATCGACAGCCAGCTTCTGCTTGATCGATGCCAGTTCCGCAGAAAACCGCCCGCCTTCGCTCGTGACTGCGCCAATGGTTCCGGCGAACAGGCTTTCGCTCTCCAGCGTTTCCCAGTCCACCAGCCCCATCGAAACGCGCGCACCGTCAAACCGCCCCGCCGCTAGGTCCGCCTCGCTGATCGCGTCATGGCTGATCGCCCCTGCCACCTCGGCGCTATCCGGCTCCAGCGTTGCCGAACGGCGCACGGCCGATGGCACCATGCCGGGCGCCGTGCGGTGACGCAGGCCCGCGAACACCAGATCGCGGTCATGGCTGGTCAGTCCCAGCGCCACACCGTCGCACCGTTCGATCCGCCACCATACCGCCACGGTCTCCAGCGGCTGGCTGAACCACGCCCGGCTCATGCGTCCTCCCGCAGCTCGACCAGCGGCACGCTTGGGGCCTCTCCCGCTGCGAACTCCGCTCCGGAAATGTCCAGCCGGTCCTCGGCAAAGCGCACGGGCACGTCGAACAGGAAACCCGCGCAAACCTCTGCGCCACCGGGCGGCGCAATTGCCAGCACCACCATGCCCAGCGGATCAAGCGTGAAGTCACCCGTCTCGACACCGGCGACGCTGACCCGCAGCGATTCGGCGCGCGGCCGCGTGATGCGGCGGCGCTGCGCGTCCGGGGCATCGCCATAATGCTTGACCAGCGCAAAGCGCGATGTCGCGCCATCGCCAATCCCCAGCAGTTGATCGGTTGGCGTCGGCACACCAGTCATGCCGTTCGAACTGAAGTCGGACGGATCACGCAGGCGGAACCCCCGCGCCTGCCCGCGCCGGGCACGAAAGAACGCGATGAGTTCGCCAAGCTCGGCTTCCGATCTCACCCCCGGCCCCACGTCAAAACGCAGGCGCGCGTCCGACCACAGACTGTTGCGCCGTTCGAAGCCCGATGCCGTGATCGTCACATTTGTCGAAAACTCCGGCGTCACCGAAGCATCCCGCCCCAGCGCCAGCGGGAACAGGACTTCGTCGAAAGATTGCATCGTCTCGCCTCCGCTCGTGTCGGGAATCCGGGTAAAGCCGTCGCGCGAAACCTGGGGGAGCGCCCAGATGAAGGTCTCCGCCACCCCCAGCGCCAACGCCTCGCTTGCAGCGGCATCGATATGCGCCCATTCCTCGGCCGCATTCTGCGCCGCCAGCACAAAGCCCGAAAGGTAATGCTGGCGCTCGCGCGGATAGCCCAGCCGCGTCTCCGCAAGGGATCGCGCCTGTCGGCGCAGGGCATCCTTGCCGGTTGTGACCCAGTCATAGTCCTCAAGCTGGAGTATATCGAAGGCAGGCGATGCCCAGCCCGGCGGAAGGTTGGCGCGAAGGGCCTCAGGCGTGACCGGGTCGAGAACGGTGGGCAGAAACGCCAGCAGCAGGGTTTCCGCCCCCTCCGGCCCCGCCGCCGCCCTGACCGCAGCTGCAAGGTCTGCCGTCGATTGCGCAAGGATCGCCCCGGCCTGATCCAGCAGCGCCTTCTGCGCGCCGGAAAGGCTCGCCCCCAGATCGGGAATGTGCACCGGATTGCCGCCGAACGCGGCCTTTGCCGCATCGTCATAGATGCAGATGCGCCGGTCGTGCGTGACCCACCACCAGGGTTCGCCCACCTGATGCCGCACAGGCAGCCCCGCTTCCTGCATCATCTGGACGAGGGCCACACCCACCTTGCGCACCCATGCCATGGCTTGCGCATTGGCGGGCGAAAGCAGCGCCGAAGGAGGCTCCCAGCCGGTCCATGCCGGATCGCCGTTCCATGCCCGTTGCTGCCACTCCTGCGGGCAGTTCTGCGCCAGCAGTTCGTAGGATTGCGATGCGATCACCGTGTATCCCGTCGCCTTCGCCTCGGCGAGGAATGCCTTGTGCCAGCGTTCGGCCGCAGGGTTCATGGCGGGCAGGGCAGGATCGACCACGAAGCCGTCAGCACCGTCGGGCCCCATCGCATAGAAGTGGCTCATCCCGATGTAGTGGTTGATGCTGCCGCGATACCCCAGACCGCGAATCTCGCGCAGCAGCCGCGCCGGAGCAAGATTGTAGGCGTCGTCATATCCCGTGCACATGGCCAGCCCGTGCGGCGGCACCATCACGTCACCGATGGTCAGCATCGGCTGATGTCCGCTGCAAACCATGTCGGAAAGTTCGGCCCAGCCCGCCACCGAAGCAGCGAAGGGCGCGGCATTGCCCGCACCATATCCCGGCGCCACCAGCGAAATGAACATGCGGTCGATGTCTGCGGGATGCACCCTGTCCGCCTCGGCAGGCAGGATGAAGCCCCCGTCCAGCGCTGAAAACCGCAGTGTCACCCGCGCATCGGTGGGCGATCCTTCGGCATAGTTCCACAGCCGCACATACCAGGACCGCGCATTGCCCGCCGCATCGCGCCCCTCGATGGTCAGTGTCGGCCCGTTCACCGCATCCAGCGGCAGCACACCCCCCGATCGCCAGCGGAACGAAAGCGTCAGCCGCGAATAATCGCGGTCGGTATCGTAGGCCAGAAGCGGATGGTCCCACTTGTCTTCGGATTCCCAGATCAGGCCAACTAGATCATCCGCCTTGCGGAACACCGCATCCACCCGCAGCGCATCGGGCGCGGTTGTCACCACCGATGCCATGGCGGGGCGGGGAAAGTTCACCATCCAGAAGCGCGGATCGAAGCGCTGGATCACGTCGGTCTGCTGCACCGTGCGGTGCTTGGCCAGCCAGTATGCCATGGTCTTTCCCCGCCGTCAGAAATCGCTCAGCGCGCGGCGAACGGCCTGCGCCACCTGCCTGCCGGAACGGCGCAGGCTTTCGGGCTGGCTGCTGCCTTGCGGGCTGACAATGCGGATCGAGACATTCACATCTCGTCCCTTCCCGGCGCCCGGCGAAGGTTCGATGCGCCCGGCCGATGTCGGAACGAAAAGTTCCGGCCCCCGTTCCCCCACCAGGTATCCCCGCCCCGGCGCCACCGGACCGCCGGTTGCCCGCCCCGGCAGGCCGAAGATCGATCCGATCAGCCCCGAAAGCAGGCCGCCGATCCCGCCCGGCTGCCCTGCTGCTCCCGCACCGCCCAGCGCGCCGATCCCTGCACTCACTGCCTGCGCGGCAATGTCGCCCACCACGTTCAACGCCACCCGCCGCAGATCCTCGAAGCCCAGCGATCCGCGCCGTATTGCGCTCAGCAGGCCGCGTTCCAGCGTATCCCCGGCCCGCCCGAAACCTTCTACCAGGATCGAATCGAAACTGCCGCGCATCTGCGCAATGTCGGCGGCAAAGCCCGAAGTGTTCGCGCGCACGTCGATCATCAGCGTATCGAGTTCATCCGCCACGGTCTTGCTCCATCAGTCTGTCGATTGTGCTGCGGTCCACCGCCGCGCCTTCCGGTGGGCGCAGAGCCATCATGATCGTGGTCAATTCTTCCGGCGTTGCCGCCCAGAACGTGTCTGGCGTCCAGCCCAGCAGCAGTGCGGTATGGCCCGAAAGCCGCGCCGCCACCGCGCCGAACCGCCCGCTCACCCGCCACCCTTCAGGATTTGCAGGATCAGCGCGCGCAGCGCCGGAGTGCAGGCGGCAAGCCCCTCACGCGCCACGGCCTCCGCAAAATCTGGGCGCTCCAGCCCCTCACGCTCGCGCAGGGTGTGCCAGAACAGGGCCACCATCTCGCCAAGGCGGAGCTGCCCCGCACTGGCCCTCTCGACAAGCGCGAACAGCGGGCCAAGTTCCTCCTCGGCGGCCACCAGCGCGCCGAATGTCGGGCGCAGCACCAGCGGCTGGCCGCCGATCACAAGCACCGCTTCGCCCCGGTGCGGGTTTGCCGCGCCCGTCATCAGACCTGCGCCACCAGACCCGAACTTTCGAGTGTCATGGTGTAGTTGCGCTCGCCATTGAAATCGCCCGAATAGTCAAGCCGCTGGACAAGGAACCTGCCCCGCATCTTCTCGCCCCCCTCGAACGACAGTTCATAGTCGGCAATCGTCCCCGCCAGCGCGTGGCCGCGCACCTGCGCTTCTGCGGTGCTGCCCAGGAAGATCCCCGCCGCGCTGACCGTCACCGAGCGCGTCCCTGCTCCGGAAAGCAGTTCGCGCCAGCCGCCTGAATCCTTGCTGGTAATCACCACCGCCTCGCCATTGATCGACATCTGCGTCGTGCGCAGGCCGGCCACGGTATTGTAGGTCGGCACTGCCGCGCCATCGCTGATCTTCAGCAGAAAGGCGCTTCCCTTCTGGGCTGCCATGTCGGTTCTCCTTTGAATGAACGGGGTTTCAGGCGGCCAGCACGCGCGCCCGGTATTCCAGCACCACCGCGCGCAGCGCCTCGCCGCGCTGCTCGGCCCGCGCTTTCAGCAGGCCAAGGCTTGCCACATGAAGTCCGGCGGCAGATTGATCGGCGGGCAGCGCCTCCACCCGCGCCTCGATCGCGGCCACCAGCGCCGCGCCGCCCAGCGGATCGTCGCTGCGAAAGTTCAGTTCCAGCGCCACCCTGATCTCGCGCCCGGCCTGCGTCTTGGTGCCCCAGTTGCTGCTTGCGCTCGCCGTCAGCGCCAGCCACGGCAGCGCGGTGCGCAAGGGCGCTTCCTCAACCACGGCGTTGAGCGCACCGGAAAGAACCGGATCGCTGGCCAGCCAGTCAATCAGAACACTGCGAAACGGGATTTCCATCGCGCTAGTCCTCTCCAAACAGCGGCCAGAGCAGGCCCGCCTTGCGCCACCGCCGGGCATCGCGCCGCCGCGCCATCATCACCGCCCGCGCCTTCGCCAGCGCCTCGGCCTTCTCGACCAGCCGCTGCATCAGCGGCCCGATCTGCTGCGCCTGCGCCGCGATCATGCCAGCCGCATCCGCCGCCAGGGGCGCCACAGCGCCGCGATTGCCGCAGGAGGCCAGGCGGCAGACTTCTTCTCGTCGTCCCGCGCACGGTGCTGGTGCGCAGCCAGCCGGATCACGCCCTGCCGGATCGCTTCGGGCAGGTCTGGCCAGTCCTCGGCCAGACCGGCCACATATGTCGCCGCCACCCGGCGCTGTTCGATCGGCCGCAACAGCCTGATCCGCCCGCGTCCCTCGGCGTCGATGTCCAGTTCATAGTCACTCGCCGCCAGCGCAATGCGCCCGCCGCTCTGGTCGAGTGCGGCAAGGGCGGTTATCGAGCGCACCGGCCGCGCGCCCAGCGTCTGCCATGCGCTGCTCGCGGCCAGCACGTCCTCGCATCCGGCGTTCAGCGGCATCGTGCCGGTAAAGCCCTCGCACAGGTCCAGCGCGCTGCGCAGCAGCGCCAGCAGTTCGGCATCTTCGGCTGACCGGCTGATTCCCAGCCAGGCCTTGAGTTCGCTCAGCGCCGCCGAAGCCAGCACCGGCGGCGCAACAATTGCCCGCATCATGGCAATCTCCGGTCAATGGGAAGGAAAGGGCGGCCTGCGACAGCGCCGCCGCGCGGCCGCAGGCCGTCACCATCAGGCTGCGATACGCAGCAGCTTGATCGCGTCGCTGTCCATCACCTGACCGCCAACACGGCGCGTGGCATAGAACTGGACATAGGGCTTGTTGGTATAGGGATCGCGCAGGATCGTCGTCTGCTGACGCTCGGCAATCAGGTATCCGGCACGGAAGTTGCCAAATGCGATCGGGCAGGCATTGGCGGCCACATCCGGCATGTCCTCTGCCTCGATCACCGGATAGCCGAGCAGGCGATCGGGCTGCCCCTCGATCATGCCCGGCTGCCACAGGAACGCGCCATCGGCGGTCCTGAGCTTGCGGATCACCGCCAGCGTGGCCGAGTTCATTACCCAGACCGCGCCCTGCCGCAGCGGCGCCTTGAGCTGGAACACCAGATCGATCAGCTTCAGTTCGGGGGCGGCATCAAACCCAGTTGCATGGCCCGATCCGATGAACTGCAAGCTGCCAAAGGCGCGCGCCGCATCGCCCGCTGCACTCGTCGGCGCATTCAGGAAACCGCGCGGCTGGTTCACCCCGCTGCCATTCACGAAAGCAGCGCCTTCCGCGCGGGCAAACTCGGTCGCGATTTCATTGGCCAGCCAGCCTTCCACGTCAAAGGCCGCATCATCCAGCATGGCCTGCGTGGCCGAAGGGTTGGCATAAAGTTCTCCGCTGGGCGGCACGATCTCGGCCAGCTTCGGGCTGTCGGTTTCGGGCCGTGCGCCCGTCTCGCTGACCCACCCGGACGCCGCACCACCGGTCGAGATCAAGCGGCGAAAACCCGAAGTCCCGGTGCGCACCACGCTTGCCACGCCGCGGATAGGGCTGATTTCGGTCAGTCGGCGCGCAATCAGCGTATCGATCTGCTGCGGAACGGCAAACCCGCCATCCGCACCCGTCGTTCCGGTAAGCGCCTTCAGCTCGGTCTCGCGGCCATGACGCACATAGCCATCGATAAAGCCGGAAACATCGCGCATCGCATCGGCCGCACCGTCAAGCATGGGCCGCACTGCTGCCCGGCCGAACCGCTCCAGACGGCCCTTCACTTCCTCCACTTCGCTGCGCAGCGCGGCAATGGCGGCGTCGTGCGTTTCCTGCCGTGCGGCAATGTCGAACGAAGCGCTCAGCGCGTCCGCCTTGGTTTCGATGTCAAGATTTTCCATGTGGCTCAACGTCCTTTCTGCATGAAACAGGTCGCCGCAAAGGTCGGCCTGAGGGGGACTTCCATTATGTCGGGATCGGGCTGCTCCGGGCCTTGCCGTCCTGCCGGTCAAGGCTCAGGCGGCTGCGGCCGCCTTGCCGCTTTCCACGTAATGCACGCGCGCCAGCGGCTGCATGGGGCGCGTCACCAGGCTCACTTCGATGATCTCAACCGCCTTCAGTTCGCGCCCGCCCGGCAGGGCGCGCCCGTCAAGCACGCGGTATCCGAACGAAAGCCCGTCCACCGCGCCCTGCCGCAACGCCTTCGCAGGAGCGGAATCGGCGGCATCCACCCGCGCCACCACGCGCAGGCCGCGTTCATCCTCGCCTGCGCTTTCGATCCAGCCGATCTGCTGGTCGGGCCGGTGCTGCCACAACAGCGGAAGCCGCAACCCCTGGGCAAGGCGCCGATCCAGACTGCCCCTGAAGGCGCCCGGCATGATCGTGTCCCCGCCGCTGTCACGCTTGCGGAAGATCGCGGCATAGCCCGCAAACCGGATCGGCCCCGTCATCGCACCAGCTCCGCCGAACCCAGCCGCACCGCGATGGCAAACAGCAGCAGCGCCAGAACGCCACGCACCACCCAGCCGATGGCCGCCTTCCACGCGCTCGCCTTGGCATCGCGCCACGCCCCCAGAAGCTGGCGCAGTTCCGCCAGATCGCTGTGGGCATCATCATCGCCAAGCCCCATGCGGGTCAGGGCCCGCACCGCGCCCATGTCCGATGCCTCCTCGACAATGGCCCGCAGCGTGACAAGATCGGTTCCCTCATCACCGGCCTGCGCGATGAGCCGTGCCAGCATGTCCTCGCGGGTCATGCCTGCACCTGTTCGATGCCCAGAAGCGCCCGCTTCTCCTCGCCCGTCAGGAAATCGGCCGCCGTCACCTGCGCCCAAAGGCGTTCGCGGTCTTCGCCCAGCGCAGGCACCCGGTCAAAGTCGACGATCAGGCTGGCCCCGGCAAACCACGGGCGCAGCCCCTCGGCCAGCGCGCTCAGGATCTTGCCCGCCACCGGCAGCAGTGTCAGCCGCCAGAGCGCGCGGTTGGCCTCGCGATAGTTGGCGTAAGTATTGTCGCCGGGGATCCCCAGCAGCATCGGCGGCACGCCAAACGCCAGGGCAATGTCGCGTGCTGCGGCCGCCTTGAGCGTGGCAAAGTCCATGTCCGCAGGCGTCAGCGCCAGTGCCTGCCAGCGCAGCCCGCCCTCCAGCAGCATGGGGCGCCCGGCATTGCCCATGCCCGAATAGGCCGCGCTCAGTTCGCTCTTGATCCGTTCGAACTGGTCCGCCGTCAGCGCCGCACCCGGCTCGCCCGGATCATAGACCAGCGCGCCCGAAGGCCGCGCCGCATTCTCCAGCAGCGACCGGTTCCACCGCGCCGCGGCGTTATGAATTGCCACGGCTTCCTCGGCCGCCTCCAGACAGCCCGCGCCATAGTGATCGTCCGAAGGGTGGAAATGCCTCACATGGATAAGGTTCGCCCGGCCAAGATCGTCAACGGCATCGATCCGCATTGTCTTCTCGCCCACCTTGTAGGCGAAGGCAGCGGGCCATCCCGCCGCATCGGGGATCACGGTCACCCGCTCAGGCCGCAGCGCGAAGAGTTCCACCGGGATGCCCTCGGCATCGCGCAGCACCTGCACAAAGGCATTGCCATGCAGCATAAGGTGCGCCGCAAGCGTCTCCAGCAGCGGCTGCCCGGCGCTTGTCTCGCTCACCAGCGCGAGCAGTTCGGGGTGCGATGCCCTGACCGGCGCAGAGCCAACCCCCTCCGCCACGATCCGCACCGCGCGCTGCGCCACCGGATTGCGCAGATAGGCTTCGCGCGCCGCCGCTGCATAGTTGCTCGGTCCCCGGCTGAACTCCGGGCGCGAAGGCTCCCCGCGCCAGTCGGCAGCGGCAATCCAGGGGGAAATGAAACTGCGCCCCAGCGGTGCGCGCGGCGTCACCGCCTCGCCCTTGAACGCAGCCGCAAGCGATTGAAAGAACGACATGATGTCCCTTTCGCAAGAATGGAAAAGTCAGCCCGCCACCGGCAAGCGCAACCTAGTCGAACCAGATGCGCGGCTCTGCCTGCTGCCCCAGCATAAGCTCGGTCAGCGCCCAGACGCAGGCATCGGCGCGGTCGGGCGATCGCCCCGGACCGCGATATTCGCCGCCCGGCATAAGGCCGCACAGCTCGTCCTCCAGCCGTGCAAACATGCCCACGTGCCGCACCCGCCCGGCTTCATAGAGCGCCGCCACCGGCTCGGCCCGCGCCGCCTTGCCGCGCCGGGCATGGACAAGCCGCAAGGGCAGATGCGCCCCGGCTGCCCGCAGCACCGCGCGCACCATCTCGCCGCCCTGGTTCGCCTCGGCCACCACCCGGTCGGCCGACCATGCGCGCGCCGCATTCGCCACGGCCGCCGCCCAGCGTTCGGGGCTGGCTTGCTCTATCGAACAGTCGGCCAGAACCCGCCCGATCCGGTCATCGCCAATGCCGCAGACCACGATCCCGCAGGCATCGCCATGTGCGCTCGTCGGCGGGTCCACGCCAATCACCACGCGCGTCATGGCGGCGCTTGCCTCCTCGCGCGCGGCCTCGATCAGGCCGCGGGTCCACAGGGCGCCCGCCACATCCTCGATCAGTTCACCCAGCAGTTCCTGCCGCCCCAGCGCCGATCCGCCATAATTGCGGCGCATGGCCTCGATGAAACGCGCGGGCAGGTTTGCCGCGTTGTCAAAGGTGCAGCCGCGCGTCACGGCCACATCTTCGTCGCCTGCCAGAAGGCGCATCACCAGCGGCACCGCGCGCGGCGTCGTGGTTGCCACCACGCGCGGATCGCCGCCCAGCCTCAGGCCCATCAGCAGGTTGTCCCAAGCGGCCATGGCCCGGTTCGATGCGCTCTGCCACTTGGCAATCTCGTCGCACCAGGCATGGCTGTGCTGCGCCCCGCGCAGGGCTTCCGGCTCGCCCGCGGAATAGAGGAAAGCCTGCGCGCCATTCGGCCAGACCAGCCGCCGCATCGAACTTTCGAACACGGGCCGCCGCCATGGCGCACCGATTGAAAGCAGCCCGCTTTCACCCTCCACCATCACGCTGCGCGCTTCGTGCAGCGATGCGCCCACCAGCGCAATGCGCGCATCTGGCTGGCTTTCGGCAATGCCGCGCACCCATTCCGCGCCCAGCCGCGTCTTGCCGAACCCGCGCCCGGCCAGCACCAGCCACACCCGCCAGTCGCCCTGCGGCGCCAGTTGGCTGGCCCTGGCCCAGGTGCGCCAGTCATAAGGCCATTCGATGATCTCCCGTTCTTCCAGTCCTTGCACGAAGGCGCTGATCTGTTCCGCGCTGGCATCAGGAACCCACCCCAGCTGGCAGCGCTCACGCATCCGCACAGGCTTCCGCTGCGTGCGTCTGCCGCTGCCGGAGCACTTCGTCGCGGATCGCCAGCAGCTTGGCATGGATCGACCGGCGCACCACCTCAACGTCGGCGTTCTCGCGGATGGCCCGCTCGCGCGCCACGGTCTCGCGGTGCTGCGAAAGCAGACGCAGCGCGGTGGCATTGTCGAACTTCGCGCCGCCCTCCTTCGGCTCGCCAAAGCGCAGCCGGTGCAGAACCTCGATCTCCAGCAGATCGTAACCCTCGCAAAGAGCCTCTCGCCAGCGCGCCGCGAAATCGGCATCGCTGCGCTTCTCCTTGTAAACGCGCGAAGGCGTCACCCCTGCGGCGGCTGCCGCCGCCGAAACATTCGACGTTTCCGCAAGCACCGCCAGAAACCCGGCCTTCCATGGCTTGCCCGTTCTTGCTGGCTGCGCCTGTGGCGCAGCACCCACCCTTGCGCGCAAAGTCTTCGCGCGCCGCTGCACAGTCGGCTTGGCCAT